GATTTGGTAGACTCTGGGTTGCCAAAACGTCAACCAATAATACCACAGTGTACTGGAGTGACTTGCTTACAGGATTCAAGTGGGACACTGGTAGCTCTGGTTCTATAGATGTATCTAAAGTATGGCCTGATGGTGCTGATGAAATTACTGCACTAGCTGTGCATAACGGTATTTTAGCTATCTTTGGTAAGCGTCAAATACTTTTGTATCAAGGGGCAGAAGATCCTGCGACTATGCGTATTGCTGATACTATTGTTGGTGTTGGCTGTATTGCTCGTGACTCTGTACAGGTGACTGGAACAGACCTTATCTTTTTATCTGACTCTGGACTACGTAGTTTACAACGTACCATTCAAGAGAAGTCTGCACCGCTTACTGACATATCTAAAAACATTCGTACTGAGCTTACATCTTTTTTACAAACAGAAGCAGAACCCATCTTCTCTATTTACTCTCCAGAAGAAGCATTCTATTTACTTCACTTACCTACCACTAATATCACCTACTGTTTTGACATGAGAGCACCACTTCAGGATGGTTCTCATCGAGTAACACAATGGGATACTATCGGACCTCAAGCCCTATGTAGAACTAGAGACGGTGATTTGTTGCTAGGTAAAACGTTAGGTATTGCAAAATACACGGGCTATAGTGATAATGGTACAGCATACCAGATGTCGTACTTCACTAACTACATTGACTTTGGTTCTCCATCAAATCTTAAGTTACTTAAAAATCTTAAGATCACAGTAATTGGTGGTAGTGCTACGGATGTAACTCTTAACTGGGGTTATGATTACTCCTATGCATATAAAAAGAAACGCTTTACATTATCTACTCAAGTATTAGCTGAGTACAACATTGCAGAATATAACATTGGTGAATTTAATGCCGGTGTCTTGGTAAACCGCCCAACAGTAAATGCTAGTGGTGGTGGTCAAGTAGTACAACTTGGTGTTGAAGCAGAAATTAATGGGTCTCAAGTATCTATTCAGAGACTAACAGCGCAAGCTATTATTGGAAGGACTATCTAATGTCAAACTATACTAAGACAACAAACTTTACTGTCAAGGATTCTTTGGCATCGGGCAACCCTGCCAAGATTATTAAAGGTGGTGAAATTGATGATGAGTTTGATGCAATTGCGACAGCAGTTGCTACTAAATCAGATTCAGCATCACCAACATTTACAGGTACGGTAACTGCACCGACTGTAACAGTGACAGGAACCCTCACTGCAGGGACTATTGATGGGGGAACTTACTAATGCCATTGTCCGATCAGTTGACAGGATTGCTTGGAGGAGCAGGTCAACTTGCTACAGCATACCTGCCATATGAAGCATCACAGGATATTATTGATTATCTAAAGCAACAGGGGCCATCTCTTGCAGGTCAAGCAAAAACAATTGGGCAAGAGGCGGCACAGGCGGCAGAGTTTCAACCGTTTGCTGTAACTACTGGCACAGGTACAACACAGGTTGGACCGGGTGGAGCAGTAACGCAACAGCTTGCAGAAACTCCACAGGCTATTCAACAAGGATTACTACAACAGGCTCTTGGTCAGATTGGTGGTGTAACTCCAACAGCGCAGGATCTCTTTAGCCAGATGCAGGCAATGCGTCAGCCTGAACTTGAGCGTCAACAACAAGCATTAGAGAATCGGTTGTTTGCTCAGGGACGTGGTGATGTAACTACAGCGGCATACGGCGGTACACCTGAACAACTAGCTATGCAAAAAGCCATACAAGAACAGCAGTCTGCTGACTTATTATCTGCAATGACTACCGCACCCTCTTTAGCCGGTCAGAATATCCAGAACATTCAGGGACTCTTAAGTGCAGGATACCTACCACAAGCTCAGATGACAGCGGCTATGCAACCTGCAGTCAATCTTGCTAACATTGCTCAAGGAGCACAGCAGGGTATGTCAGAGGCATTGTATAAGGGTGGTATTGCAGGTCTTGAAACTCAAGCGGCGGCTGATACAGCAGTTGCAGGACTTGAACAGGCACGTGTACAATCATTGGCTGATGCACTGTCTGGATTGTTTGCAGGCGGTACTAAATACAACCCTGCTACTGGACAATTTGAAACACAAAAATCAGATTTTGAACGTGTACTTGGGTACTTCTAGGAGTTATCATGGCTGACAACAGTTTAATTAGGGATTTGCTCAAGACCCCAGAGCAACTACGTGCTGAACGCTTTGATCAACTCCGTGAGAGTGCAAGGGCTAGAGCACAATTAATGGGCGGTGGTCCTGCAACTACAGCACTGCCGGGCTTATTGACTGGTCTGGCTCAACAGTCTATGGTAGCTCAAGCTCCAATGGCTGAACAGATGCGTCAGCGTGGTTTGCTAGGTTTATCTTCTATCGCCGGTGCTATCCCTTCAGGGACAACTAGACAAGATGGTATTGTAACTCCGATTGATACACGCAGTATGACTACAGGTACACCTAGAGAGTTAAGTACTTTTATTCCAGATGGTAGAAACCAAGAGTTATCACGTGAGTTAGCTGTCGCATCAATGACACCTGAAGAGCGTGTTCAAGCTCAGACACGTGGAATACTTCAAGCCGGTGGTACTAAGAAGCCTGAAGAGTTATTGAAGTTAGCAGAGCAACTACGTGCGGCAGGACGTTTTGATCTTGCAGAAACATTTGAAACACGTGCTAAAGGTCTAGCAGATGCGGCTAAAGATACAGCAAGACGTAAAGCAGTAGCAGAGCGTTTAGGTAATAGTACTGATCCAAGACTGCGTGAGTTAGCAGTGTTGGCATTAGATCCTGATCAAGATATTCTAGAGTTGCTTGAACAAGAGCGTCAAATTGTAGAAGGTGATAAAGCTAGAACAATTACTGAAGAGCTTGTTGCTGTCTATGATGGTATTGTTAAAGCTACTCCTAGTATCCAAAAACAAATTGAAGCACTTGCTAGTAAATCAGAATGGTTTGGATTGGTTACCAGTGTTGATGTTGAAAAAGCCGGTAGTATTACAGCGGCGGCGGCTCAGTTGGCTGAAGATATACAAGCCCGTGATCCTAAGATTTCCAGATTGGATGCACTGAAGCAAGCTGTGAAGCAATTGTCTGAAGAATTAAAGAAAGCGCAAAACGCTAAGAAACCTAAAAACAATCCTGCACTCAAGAAACAAGATGTAGATACTGAAAGAGATCGAGCAGTAGAAGGGGCGGCGGCCTAATGGCAACACTGGTTGAACAATTCCTCAAGTCTGAAGGAATCAATCTCAACCCACTAGAGCAGATACTAGAAGAGTCACGTTTAGCAGAGCTTGCTGAGGATCGTGATGCTGTAATCCCCTCTAATACAGAGACTGCTCAAGGCAGGGTACTAGGTAAGATTGAGCAACAGTTACTTGATGGTGAGACTGTAAGATTTCCTGATGGTTCTTTTCAGAAGTTAGAATATGATGAGAGCATGGGAGAGTCTAAAGAGTATTGGGCTAACATCGGTGCTCAGGAGTACACACGTCAGTTAGAAGAGCAAACAGGCTTTGGTGATACATTTGCTTACTATGCAATGGAACCAATCCTTGGACTTGCTGAAGCTCTAGAAAATATCGGTATGTTTGATATTAATCTGGATGAAGAGAAGGCACAGTTCTTTAAAGATAGTGCAGAGGTTGCGTCAGCAGATAACCCAGTGTTAGGCACAGTCGCTATGCTTGCCGGTAGTGCAACTGCATTGGGTACAGCGGCACTCACCAGAGCAGGAACAGTAGCCGCTAGAGGTGTAGCCGCATTAGGTGGTGGTACAACAGCACAGCTTGCTACCTCTGGTGCTGTTTCTGGTGGCCTGTACGGGTCTTTAATACCTGAACTGGAGCAGGGTACTAACCGTGGTGCGAACATCGCTCTAGGAGCAGTAGGCGGCGGTATAGCTTTACCTGCATTACGTGGCATCAACATTGCTATGCGTCAAGCGGCGGCAAGACGTGCTGAACGGGAGATGGCAGGGGTTGCGGCAGTCGATCAAACAGTACAGCCTGCACGTACAGAGCCAAGAACTGCTGTCGGTAAAGCAATGAACTCTGTAGGCCAAGGTATGGATTATATTCTTGGTACTCTGCACACCCGTATTGCTAGTATCAGTCAACCAATTGCAACCAAGCTCCGTAAGTTTGAGTTTGATTCTAAAAAGATGACTGCAGATTTGTATGATGAGTCTGCCCCTCTAGTGCAAGGTATGTTAAAGATTCAAGGACAGGCTAAGAATGATCTGTCGATGGCGTTGTTTAACCGTAGGTTTGACATTGCAGAAAACATATTGAGACGTGAAGCTCCTGACCTAGTACCTGAGTTACGCAGAGTTACAGCAAAGATTAACTCAGTCAAGGATGATCTAGTTAAAGCAGGGTACGATCTAGAGGATGCACCTGCAGGGTACTGGCCTAGACTTGTCAAGGACTATGAAGGTTTGATGGGTCAGTTAGATGCTACTCCACGCAACCAAGTACGTCAGGCTTTACAGGACAGAGCTACCAAAGAAGGTGTAAGTATTGAACAGCTTGATCCTCTTACTCGATCTGCTGTCATTAACAACGTACTGACTACACCAATCCAAGGTAAAGTAACTATCAAGGCTTCAAGCTACGGTAAAGGCCGTGTGATCGATGATGTCACTGATGAGCTACTACCCTACTATGCAACACCTGAAGAGTCACTAGAGTTCTTCTATCGGTCAGCATCACACAACATCTCCAAGGCTAAGTTCTTTGGTAAGTTTGATGACCCTGCTAGTATACAAAACTCTGTAGGTAAACTCCTTGATGATGAACGTGCAAGTGGTAGACTCACTGAAGATCAGATTTCTAAAGTAACTGGGATGTTACAATCACGGTTTATCCAAGGTGAACGTAGTCCAAGCTCTTTCATCCGGGCAGTACGTGAGGTAGGCTATGCTACCACTATCGCTAACCCACTGTCAGCACTGGTTCAGTTAGGCGATACTGCAACAGCGGCTATCATGCATGGACTGCGTAACACTATTGCCGCTATGTTTGGTAGACGCTCTATCAAGCTAGATGACATTGGTATGCGTGACCGTATTGTCCAAGAACTAGAGGACACTAGCGGAACATTGAACAAACTGTTCAGATGGTCAGGCTTTAAAGCCATTGATAAGTTTGGTAAAGAAACTTTGATCAATGCCGCCTATCGTAAAGGCAAGGCCATGACTAGCACTCAAGCAGGCCGTGATGCATTCCGTAGAAAGTATG